ACCTACTATCTCCCAGCCGTTTTTAATAAACCACCCCGTGAAGTGTCTCCCAACAAAACCCTTGTCACCTGAAATGTAAACTGTTTTCATAGACTTTGTTTAATAATATTCGCTTGTCTTAATTGCTCGCTAACTATTTTTGTGGTTATCTGATCTGCGTGTAGTCTGTATTCAGCTAAGTATGAATCAATAAATTTATAATCAGGAAAGTTTTTAAGTAACCTGCACCAATATTCGTAATCAGATACCAAGTCTTGATCCTCACTCATTCCTCCGATAGCTCTATATGCCTCACGAGTCCAGAATACCGCAGGTTGTGGAATCTTATTACCGTCTTTCATCTGGTCGTAATTAACAGGATAACCCATCTCTCCAGCAAATTGACCATTTCTAGTCATTTTTATCTTTCCATACCCCCAGGGGTACCCACCTATATTTTCTGATACTGTTTTTAGTGTTTCTGGCAATAAAATGTCGTCATCATTTGCCCACATAAAAATATCTCCAGTTGCAACTCTCATTGCCTGATTCATTGCGTCTGTTATTCCTTTATCTTTACTATGAATATATAAAATCCTGTTATCTTCTGAAATTAAGTCAGAAATTACAGAATGACCCTCACCATTTCCACCTTCTTTGATAACTAACTCCCATTCTTGATACACTTGGCTTTTTAGGCCTATTACAGCGTCTCGTAGGTATGATTTTCGCCTAAATGTAGGCATCAAAATAGAGAATTTCATTATTTTTGATAAATTGCATAGAACCAATACTGTTGATCTGGCTCGTTTCTAATAATTTTTTTATAAATTTGTTTTTTACCAACAAAACACTTATCAACCACATCTTCATTCCATAAGGAATAGTGTGCTGGTGATAACATATCGTCAAAGTTTATGTTGAAATAAATCTTGCCTTTTGGCTTAATAACTCTAAACATCTCACTCACCATTCTTTCTGGATTTGGGGTGTGATCTAAAACATTCCAACATACTGCCCAGTCAAAGGTATTGTCATTAAAAGTTACATTTTCTCCATCTCCATCTAAAATAGTTACCTTATCATTTGGGATAGTAAAAATGTTTTTAAAATCGTTGGCTAAAGGATCAATCCCTATTACCTGATCTGCTTCAGAAAACTCAAGCATTGAAAAGCACCCTGTTCCGAACTCAATCCCCTTACCTTTTAAATCACATTTGCCATCAAAGTGGCTTAGGTGTCTTTCTAAATCTCCCTTTCTTCTTAACAGGAAATTCTTTCCCTCGGCACTTGTTAGTCTAGACCAGAACTGCAATTCATAGAATCTTTGTGTATTCATTTAGGATTTGTTTTGCGACATCGTCCCAGCTTGGGACTTTGTCATTATTAATTTTATTTAATTGATCTTTTAAGGCCTTAGAGGTTTGATCTATATCCTGCGGATCCGTAATGATTGAAGATGGCAATAACGTATTTCCTCGATTATGAATAGAGTCAACTATTGGACAACCGCATGCAGCGGCCTCTAAAACAGCCAAAGACTGTCTTTCTGATAATGATGGACACAGATAAACACTAGCTCTTCTGTATAAACTAGCTAATTCTTGTGGGGATAAATACTCATAGTGTTCTAGTTGAGTTTTTAGTTCTTTTGCGTGGTCTGTGTCTTTACTCTCACCCACATAAACATATTTCAATCTGGCTTTTTTACACGCTTCTAATCCTAAATCAGCTCCTTTCATTGGTTCTCCCAATCTCCCAACTGATAATACAAATCCATCACGTTTTTCTTTTCCTTTTTTAAATATATTCTTATCTACTCCATTAGGAATCACTACGAACTTATCAGGAGCAACACCAAGTAAAGAAATCATTTCGTCTTTTTCCTTTTCAGATAAGCAAATTATTTTCTTAGCATTTACAGCGAATTTAAACATCTCGTGTTTGGGAACATCAAAAACTTGCGGAAAGAATATCGCACTAATAACATATGGTTTATTCTTAGATATGCAATTTTCGTACATCTCTTTTGTCCAATAAAAATTTATGTGGAATATATGAACAAGATCATATTTGTCTAAAGGATTATCCCCTCTAGAGGTAAATTCTGTCTCGATTCCTAATCTGTTTAACGCCTCCATTGTTCTTTCTACTTGTAAAGCATCGCCACCAACCCATTTTTTAGGATCTCTATTTGCAAACAATACCCTCATAATCTCTCGACTAATAAAAATGGCCTTACTAATTCGTGATTTAAAGCTCTTCTATTAGATAGCCAATCTTGACCGTATAAGTTACCCATTACAACATCCAAAAAGTCCATTATCTTGGGAGGTAAATCTAATATTTTTCTTCTTGACTTATCTTTACTCCCGCTTTGATATATCCCTGATTTTCTTATATCCGAGTATAGTTTAATCACTTGGGGAGATGAGTAGTATTCATAAACAAACATTCTTTCCTGCTCGCTTATTTGATCGGCAATGGCACTTAGAGTCAATCTTAATTTAAAATCATCAACCAACCTAAAATCGTCTATTTTATCTTCCTTACCTGTAAGTATTTTTCCTCTAGGCATTATATATATTTTACCAAAAATAAAAACACCCCGCAAAAGACAGGGTGTAGTGATAGTGGTTATCATCCTCGTGCTGAGTAAATCGCTGGCACGATAGCTAAATACTAAGAAGTGGTTAGACCGGTGATTTTTCCACAAGCGAGCTCATTTTTGAGTTCGAGTGTCAATTCTCCGACTAAGGCACCTCGTTTAGAGTCACCAACCTTGGCAACGTCTGTCATGGTAATTCCACGAAGAGAAGCAACTGCTAGGATCCAATTCAACACGTTGTACACCGAAATCAGATTCATAAACAGCGACGGAGTTTTTCAACTCACCATCACTATCAAGCATCTGGAATCTTTGGTTGTTGCTTGAGAAAGCAGAAAACTGTCTCTTCTGGAAACCGTTGACATAAGTATAGTCTGGACGACCACCTGCAGCCCAAATGGTTTGCAAGGCATCGTTGTACATATCCTCAGTCAAGGCTTCTGCGCCGGTTCCAGTTCCAGTTTCAACGTTGGTGGTAATAAGAGCTAAAGCACCATACATTCTTCGAGCAGTACCAGAAGCACCAGAGTTACCTGTGCCAGTGATAAGAGCCTTCTCAATGTCGGTTGCAATTTCCCTCATTCTTTTTTCGACTTGGTAACTGAACTCATCATCAATACCAGCGGGGTCAACGGCTCTTTGGGTTTCAGACACCTCAACAGTCTTTGTAAAGATCTGGAGATAGTTTGTCTGAAGTGAGCGTGTAGCTGGAATAGAAAACGAGAAATCAGCACCTTCAATCGCAGCGTTGTCTGAACCTGTAGAAAGGCTATCAGTCAACCAAGAGTCAACGGTATTGGTGGCTTTGACTTTTTTAACACCAGAGTAAATAGGGGCTTCATCACGGGCGACAATCGAGATTACGTCCGAGAGATCTTCTCTATTTCCAATAGCATCGTAGGTCTTAAAAGAGGAAGCTTGAGCCATAAATGCGTTATTCTAATTAATAACTACCTAAAGCAATCCTCTTAATTAGCGTTTTAAGAGAGCTTTTGTCTCCCTTTCTTGCCGCTTCTTTCAAATCTGCACTGGATGTACCTGCCATTGCTGATCCTGAGCCGTCTGAAGCTTCGGTCTTTATTCCCTTAGATTTGGAGATAGCTTGTTTAATGTGCCAATCAACAAGATCTGTTTCGTGTTTCAACTTGTAAGCCGCTTCAAGGTCTCCTATTCCCCTTTCAATGGCGAACTTTACTATTCCTTTCCGGTCGAACTTTGGACGGCCATCATTGCCATCGTAGGTTTTCTCTAACCGTGATAGTTCTTGTTGAACCTCAAGATCTTCTTTTTGACGCTTAACTTCAGCTACCTGTTCTTCTTTGGTAATAAATCCTAGCTGTCTTAGTTGTTCTTTGAGAGCTACCGACTGTGGGTCGACCTCTGGAGCGGGGTCTTTGGCAGTTTGAATCTGCCTAATCGTGTTCTCTAGTTCTTCTAGACGTGCAAGAGATTGCTGATATCCCTCATTAACCTCTTTAAATCGGTCATAAGGAACATACTTACTTTCTTCGTGTCCTGCATCATCCTGCGGGGCGTTAGAAATCGTTTGGTTTTCGCTGGATGAGGCGGTGGTAGTATCTGTCTCTACCTGATTTACATCCTGTGCCTGAACATCATTTTCCATGACATTCTCCTTTCTTTGTGCTCTACATGTTTAACGTTTAATGAAAACGATTAAGCAGTAGAAAGTCTAGGGCGGACTACCCCTAGTGACAGAGTGGCAATTTCTTACCACCCTAACGCTAGGAGCAGTCTTTGTTAAGACTACTAATTTTTAACGTACTAGCCTATTGGCTAGATAATGACGCCCCTAGGCGGCACTACTAGCTAACTGGTCTCTAAGTGATTTAATTTTCTGAGTTATTTCTGGTGGCAGTTGTTGTGCTTCTTCTGAAGACAAGAATTGATCTATATACCCGATATATTCAGACCCAATATTTGATGGAATAGTTACTGGTTCACCATTTAATAACTGTCTGATGTTTGCAATGGCTTGTTGTGTCCCTGCCTGCTGTGGCTGTCCTGCTTGCTGTTTAGCAACTTCAATTCCCGCCTCTTGTTCTTTCATATTCATTTCGTCCTGCATTTCTTCTTCTTTTTGTTTCTTCACCTTGTCGATAATGTCCGCAACGTTCCCTATCGAATAACCCTCAAGAACAGTTTGGGCATCAATAACTTGTAGTTGGTAGAGCTCTTTTAGTACTCTTCTACGGGCTTCTGCAGTATGAGCCAACCAACTACTCATCTTTACGTCTACGGCATTTTTAGAAGGTATCACAGTGGCTCCATCTGGCTTATTACTAGCAGATTCACCAATTAGGCTAATAAACTCACGAGATCCATTTGGCGCGATTGGGATTATGTTTCTAGCAAATTGATATTTTTGTGAAGCTAGGTAAAGTATGTATTCGTAAACTTCTTCCAAGAAAAGTTCAAGATTTTCTGTTAGTTCGGATAGGTTATTAGCATCACCTGCCTGCAAAGCCTCTATTGCATCTCCTGAATCAGCACCAGTGGGGATTCTTCCGAGTGTTGCATCGTGTGCGCCACCGATATCCTCAATGTACATATTGGCATTTTGAATTTGTTTGAATATCGCCTCACTCATTGGAGATATATTCGCTTGAGTTACGTTATATGCTCGTTTCTTTTCGATTATTTGACCGTGTTCGTTATTTATGATTCTTACTCCAGCTCCTTTATCTGCAACCCATTTGCCTTTATTCATTATCTCGTTGTATTCGGCAACCTGAGATTCTAAGCGGTCTAAAAGTTTATTAGGTGAGATCATGTTTTTGACCCACCCTTGACCGTAAATACTTAGCGGTTCAACATCAGCATCTAATTTAAAAAATGGAATTATTTCTAAGTCGGTCTCTTCTTCCCTGATTTTTTTCCCTCCTGCTACGGTTGTTAGTTTAACTTTGTATCCACCATCTTTTTGTTTTTCTTTTGTCCAGTATTCTTTGACAATTACAGTTCCCGTATCAGTACCGTTGGATAAATTCCCCTTAGTGTTCTGCATTATTCTAGACCTCAATGAAGACGAGGAGAGTAAGTTATCTGATTTGATATCTTTAGTTGCCTCTTTGTCGTATTTAGGATCTTCTTGGAGTAATTCAAGTGGTTTTCTAACCGCAAGAATCATATATCTAGCCTCACTCATTGATCTAGCCGTAGGATCAATATACAAATCATAAGGATCAACAACATTAATTGCAATTTCTTTTTCATCTTCATCCCAAACTACTTGCCAAAAACCAACTGAATATTTAAGTGCGTGCCACTCTGATTCCTTGATCTTTCTACTTAGTTTTAACTTATCGTGAATATAATCTAAAAATCTATTAAGTTTAATTACTTGATTTATATTCTCTTGGGTTAGATCATCAGGAGTTGTTTCTGCTTTTGGTCTGTTTCGTAAAACATAATTCCTAACCGCTCTAAGAGTCGTATATGTCTTATTAATTACAATCTTTGGCTTACCGTCTTTTTTGGTTACAGGAACTATCTGTTGAGTAGTTTTGTCCCACTTAGAATAATGCTCACCAGCAACGAATAAGTCATATTGAAACCACTGCCAATCTTCTTTAGATCTAACTTCCTTAGCCTTTTCAAACATTCTATCTAACTTCTCAATCTGTGCTTTATCTTCGTTTAGTTTGTCTTTTTTAGCCATTTTCTAGTTCCTCTCTTGCATCATCTAAATCTATTAAATTTTTATCTTCTTCTGGGTATTCGTTTTCTTCTGGTTGAGAGTTGTCTTTGTATTCTGGGAGGTTTTTAGCCATTAATCTATCTAGCATGTCTTTTCGCTCTACATGAGTTAAATATTCCTTTACTCCTAGGTAGATAATTATTGCGATTAAAATTAGTTCCATATATCAAAAAAAGGCCTCCCGAAATGGGAAGCCCCGTAATAGATTGAGACTAATTAGATATTATATCCAATATGCGAATGTGTCAATTATTTTAGTAAATTTGGAATGTTGTAGTTTTCTTTTCCTTTGGGTAGTACTTTTCTGTAACCACCAAGTTCTATTGTGTTTATCAGCTCATTAGCCACGTTCTCCAGTGGTTGTGACCTAGCAAACTTCTTATTAATGTAGTCTCCTGCCAATTCTCTGATAAGAGCCTCGTCTTTTAGTTTCTGCCCAACAGCGTAATTTAAGTTGGGTGCGTCCATATCAGCCGCTATTCTTCTTAAAGCACTAATTCCTCCTTGCTTATCAATAGCGTTCATGATTCCTTTGCTGATATTTTTAACAGGACTGGTAAAACCTGCAATATCCATCATTCTGTTGGCATCTGCTGTCTTTAGTGTCTGTGATTCTTGTTCATTTAGTGGAGATTCAGAATAAAACTTATCTGTGGCCTGTTGGACAGCTTCGGATGGTGTTAAAAAATTGGCTATCATTGGAGCAAGGTTAATTCCTGGTGTAGTTGGTTTGTAGTTTGCGATTGACTCTCTTAGTTTCTTCATGACTTCTAAGTCTTGCATTGGCGGTTGTGTCAAACCCATTTCTAAAGCCTTGTCGGTGTACTGCTTGTATTTACTTAATCCACCAGAAATCTTTTCATAAGCGTTCCTTGCGTAGTCTTTAATTCTGTTTACAGTATCGTTCATTCTCTTATCGTCTTTGATATATGGTTTATTTTACCCTCTTGATAGGTAATTGTAATCTCCCCAAAATCTCTTGCTTCGTAAAACTCTAGCATTTTGTAAATTGCAGGCCACAACTTCTTGTCAAACTTACCAAATTGATTCAGCTTAAAAATATCGGGGAAATAAGTCTGCAAGTCTTCCTCGAACTTAGTCATCCCAATATGTGTCTGTTGATTGGGCAGTGAAGTCGTCATCTCTAGTAAATATTATACTAGGCGTTATGTAGGTTCCCTCTGGTTTTCCAAATCCAGGCGGTAATTTAGTTTCTTTATATTCATGTAAGTAATGAGCATTTAAATCTCCGATAGCATCCATCATATCGTCACCAATCTTCTCTGGTGCTTCTTGGTCTTTCTCATCCTCGTTCTTTTTTTCTTTCCATTTGTAGTTTTCAAACTCCCATATAGTCTTTTCACATCTGGGATGAACAAAATACCCTCCTGATCTAATTCTATCGGTAAACTTCTCGATCTTATATCTTACGTAATTTATTCCCGCCTCCCCAGATTCCTTTGACACGGGAACGAAGTCTAGCCCCATGTCATTTAAATCATTAAGATCAGACATCGCCGCACTGTCCATTGTGGATAACTCGAAAACTTTACCCTCACATTTATCTTTTATTTTGTTGAAAAGTTGTGGATTAGTTAGTCCCGATTCATATATTTCGTCTACCTGATACCACACATCATCCTTATCCACCCCGATAATAGGAACGGCTGTCGGGTGTCTGAAGCCTCTATCAAGTCCTCTTATCCAAAAGACTGGTTTAAATTCCATGTCTTTGACATGTTTCTCCCTATCAAAGTCTTTATAGACTAGGCCTGTGAATCTTCTGAACTCAGCCATGTATTCCTGCATAAAAGTGTCCTCAGTTAGCTCTAGTCTTGCTTGGTCTATTTCTTTACTAGGGATATATGGATTGTCATATGAGCTAAACTTCCAAGACTTGTACTCACCCTCCTTTTGCCCCATTAAGTAAAGTTCATAGAAATGATTAAATCCCTTTGGCGAACCAATAAACAAAGCTGGTGCGGCGTAGTCTGTTAGTGTGGGTCTTAACGCTTCTTGCCATAACCAGTCAAAGTTTCTGATCGAAGCCACCTCATCCACCACCAAACCCCGTAGCTTGACCCCTCTTAGAGCATCAGGATTCTCTGCACCCTTTAATTCGATACGAGATCCATTAACTAATTCTATTGACAGTTCCACCTCGTTCTTTTTGGCGATTATTTCTCCAGGTATTTCTCTTTGATAATCTCTCCAGTGGATCTGTTTGCTCTGCTTATATGTTGGGCTAACAATCCAATAAAGTCCCTCCTGTTCCAGCGCCCATTTCAAAACAATCATTCTGGATAAAACAGACTTACCAAAACGTCTACCACATGCCATTACTTTAAACCTATGATGATCAGTCGCTACCTCAAACTGTTTAGGATGTAGCTTTACTCGGATCATCTTTTTCAAAGCTTACATAATTGTTGGGCATAATCTTCTCTCCTTTAGTGGTGAGATCTCTTCTTTCAATAAAATGTCCCTTCATTTTCCCCGATATCTCTATCGCTTTTAATCTTGCTTGCCAGTCAGGGACGTCTATAAAATCCATTGAGGCTTCACTTGCATCTTTACCACTTA